CGTCTCAACTCCAGTGTTCTTTGCCTCGTGTCCAGGGGTGACAGGCTCGTTATTTGCCAATAACCTGATGGTGGCGCCGCAGTATCAAGGCTCCGCGCTGATGATCTACAATCTGCTGACCTGTCCCAGTCTACAGTTCCTCAACAACGGCTACTACTGTCCGAACTGTGGGGGCACCGGAGCTACACCGACAGGGCCGTATTTCTGGAGGGTTGTTAACAATACTGTGAGGGGCTCGGCCGCGTGGCAGTCCCTTATAACTGGGGGCGACATTAATGGGGTGTTTGCAGTCAACCCGACGATCACGACTGGTAATCAGGCGTGCTACACAGGTACGACCGCGCCGACCTCGGGGCCCCAGCCATGTCCTACGGGCTACTCACCCGCGGCAGCTTACAAGGCGCCCGCTGGGCTGGATCTGACGCAGAGTGCGTATGGCTCGTTGGTGGTGGGCGGCTTCGATTACTATCAGAATGTGATACCCTGCGTCAGTGGCAGTGGTTATCCTATAGGTGCCTCATGCTGAGACTAGCTCTGATCTTAAGCCTGGTGGCGACTGGCGCGCTCGCACAGCAGGTGCCTTGGCGACAGCCGAGGCCGGATGGGAATGGGCCGTCCAACCTGGTTGGGAGTAAGGAGCACCCCATTCCGCCCGAGCAGCCACTCTTTCGGGGACCACTGTCCAAGGAGGAAGTGGATATGATAATCCTGGCGCTGGAACGGTTGAAGCGCGAGGTGGTTGTGCCGGCGCGCGATGGGGTGCCTGAGTACCGCGATGAGGAGACTATAAAGCATGCGGAGATGGCCGAGCTGGCATTGGCAGCGGACTGGAAGACAGCCATTGTGAACCTAACGCTGCTGCCCACCATTGGCCTGGCCCTTAGTCGCGCAACCAATGTTGAGGTTGACAGGCTGGACGGTAATGACATTATGATCATTGACCGTGAGGCTAGTCAGAAGGCATCGGAGCCGTACTGTGACCTCATCAAGAAGATTAACCGAGCGGGAATCTGTACTGTATGGGTTGCTCCTAACCCTGAAAGGATCAATTGATATGTCGAGTCCAGGGCAGACAGCTATGGTTAATAGCGCGGTCACGGCCACGAGCTTCAGCATTGCTAAGGCTATGCTGATGGAGCTGGAGGCTCTCGTTGAGATGCGTCAGGCTAGTGAGTCACTCAGCGTTAGCGCTGGGTATGGAAACGGGACCGCGCAGGCGGTTGTAACTGTGCAGGCTGATGGGAGTACTAACGTAGCTATCAGTATGCATGTAACGGCAACAGATGGAAGCAGTGGAGGTTGATATGCCTAGAGCAGGTAAGTGCAGTGGGCCTGGCGCCAAGGCGATTGAGGCGCAAGACTGCAAGCTTGAGACTGGCCTCAGCAATGCCGCGCGGCTCCCTGCGAGTCATATGCATAGGGCGGGTGACCTGGGAGCGCCCGGGAAGGGTGGCTACTCGGGCGCGGTGAAGAGCATTAAGGGTGGCGGCGGGATGAAGGAGCACTGATATGGTGGATCATGTCAGGTGCATGGGCAAGGGTGCCCATCAGATCGACAAGAATGGGGCGTCTGCTTCGGCGCGTCCTGCGTCAAAGTATCGTGATGCAGATGTACCTGAGGGCGGCGATTGGGGCCGCGCGCGGATTAGGTTCGAGATGGACCCGAAGAGGCACTACCACAGCCAAGAGCCGAGGAAGCCTGGACCATGAAGGGGAAAGCCAAGCTGCCAAAGCTGACGAAGCTGAAGCCGGCAGAGGGTGAGGGCCCGGCCATTAGGCGCGCGACCGAGGTCAAGGGTAAGCTATTGCGGGGTGTTGCTGCGGGCAAAAGTAAGAAAGTGTACTGAGCCCACGGTTTGGTTTCCAAACGGTGTGTCGAGTATGAATGACTTAGCCGAACTCGAGATCAACCCAAACGCGTTGGTGCTGCAGTTTCCGCCGAAGCTGCAGTGTCTCTTCCAACCTATGCGGTATAAGGTGTTTTATGGGGGCCGTGGCGCAGGTAGATCGTGGGGCCTAGCCAGGGCCTGTATCATAAGGGCGATGCAATCGCGGATTAGGGTCCTATGTGCTCGTGAGCTACAAAAGTCCATTAAGGATTCGGTCCATAAACTCATCAGTGATCAGATCGAAGCGATGGGGCTCTTATCGCAGTTCGACATCCTGCAGAATACCATCATATGTCGTACTACGGGTTCGGAGTTCATGTTTGAAGGTATACGTCACAACGTCACCAGCATCAAGTCGATTGAGGGCGTTGACATATGCTGGGTGGAGGAAGCAGCCAAGCTTACTAAGGACTCATACAATGTACTTACCCCCAGTATTCGTAAAGAAGGCTCCGAACTCTGGTTCTCCTTTAACCCTGACCTGGAGACGGATTTCATTTATCAGGAGCTCGTTATTAGTCCACCACCGGACAGCTATGTGGTGTTCATGACCTACGTTGATAACCCGTGGTTTCCTGACACGCTGGAGCGGGACCGCATTCACATGAAGGAGCACGACCCTGACAGTTACCTTAATGTCTGGGAGGGCAAATGCCGAGTCGCACTCACAGGGGCGGTCTATGGGAAGCAACTCCGCGAGGCTTATCTCGAAAATCGGATCGGCAAAGTACCCTACGAGCCCGCAGTGGGCGTGCATACATTTTGGGACCTGGGGCGTGGCGATGCCACAGCTATCTGGTTTGCCCAAGTCGTCGGTTTTGAGTACCATCTCATCGACTACTATGAGAATGCCGGCTATCATCTCGATCACTATCTCTTTGAGCTGCAAAAGAGGGCGGACAAGCAAGGCTATCTCTATGACACAGCTTGGCTACCTCATGATGCTAAAGCCAAAACTCTTGGCACGAAGAAGTCGATCCAGGAGCAGGTCGCGGCGAAGGGTCACAAGGTCCGCATAGTGCAGCGCTTAAGTCCGGAGGATGGCATCAATGCAGCAAGGACCGTGTTCCCCAAATGCTGGATCGATGAGCTTAGGTGTGAAGCTGGGCTCAATGCCCTCAAAGCCTATCATTACGATCCTAGTCCTGAGGCTGACGGTACAACGGGGCGTTATCAGGATAAGCCCGTACATGACTGGAGCAGTCATGGAGCTGACGCATTTCGATACCTCGCCGTGGGACTGCGTGAGCCCCGGCGCGAGCCCGAGCAACGCACCTTACTCAAAATTAAGCCGGCAGGCTTTTCAATAGACAAACTCTTCCTAGATCCACTAGGAGGCTTCAGCCAGAATTGGATGAAGTAAGTGAGCGAAGCACTTAGGCCAGATAGCACACCGACCGATCCAGACCCAGTCATCCGTGAAGCCCAGAAGCGCTTCAAGATGTGCCAGGACTGGGAAAGCAACGCGCGCAAGCTCTGGCTGGATGATATCAAGTTCGCCAATGCGGATAGTGACAACGGCTATCAGTGGCCGAATGCTATCCGGCGCAACCGAGACGTAGAGGAGAAGCCATGCTTGACTATCAACAAAGCCCGCCAGCATGCTTTGCAGATCATCAACGATGCCAAGAAGAACAAGCCTGCTATAAAGCTGATGGCAACGGGCAATGGGGCGACGAAGGAGAGTGCAGACTGTTTGAGCTCACTGGTCCGCTACATCGAGTACCACTCCAAGGCATCTGTCGCGTACGATACTGCTACAGAGTTCCAGGTAACTGGCGGGATTGGCTATCTGAGGGTCGCGACGGACTACACAGATGATAATAATTTCGACCAGGACATCTACATTCGGCGCGTGAGTGACCCACTGACCATATTCCTGGACCCCGCCGCGAAGGAGCTGGACAAGTCTGACATGCGCTATGCGTTTGTGTTTGATGATATACCGCTGGATGAGTTCGAGCAGATGTATCCGGAGTATAAGGACTACTTCGTGACGGCCGCGGCGCTGGGTAATGAGCAGGATTGGGTGCAGCATGAGAAGGTCAGGGTGGCTGAGTACTTTAGGAAGGTGCGAGATGAAGATGTCATGTTCACCCACAACGGGCAGACCTATCGCAAGTCGGAGCTCCTTGACCCCGGCCAGCATGACTTTGTGAAGGCGTTGGACTCGCCCACCTACACTGAGAGGACTGTGGTTAGCGACAAGGTGGAGTACTTCTTCATCGTTGGTCATACAGTGGTCGAGCGTAAGAGCTGGCCTGGGCGTTTTATCCCTATCGTCCCAGTCATAGGAGAGGAGACTGTCATTGAGGGGCAGCTGGATAGGAAGGGCCATATTCGGGCGCTCAAAGACGCTCAGCGTATGTATAACTACTGGAGTAGCTCTGCTGTTGAATATGGAGCGCTCCAGACTAAAACCCCTTGGATTGGTGCAGTGCAGGCAATTGAGGGATACGAGGAATACTGGAGGGATGCTAATAGGAATAGCACTGCGATACTGCCTTATAATGCTAAGGCTGATGATGGAAGTGATATTCCCCCTCCTACACGGGTTGAGCCGCCCACGCCCGCCCCGGTAGCCATCACGGGCATGCAGGTGGCCGCACAAGAGATGCAGATGGTGAGTGGGCAGTATGAAGCACAGATGGGGGCACCTGGAAATGAGCGGACCGGCAAGGCTATTCAAGAACGTCAGCGACAGGGTGATACTGCTACTTATCACTATATTAATGGGCTTGCTGTTGCCATTAGGCATCTGGGCGTTATCCTACTGGACCTTATCCCGCGGATTTACGATACTAAACGACTGCTGCGAGTTCAGGGCGAGGATCAGATGAGCTATGAGATGCAGATCGACCCGAAGCAGCAGCAAAGCTACATGCAACATAAAGCTGCGAATGGGCAGATCGCGCTCAGGAGCTTGAACCCCAGTGTCGGGCGCTATGATGTGCAGGCGGACATTGGACCGGGCTGGGCCACCAAGCGCGAGGACGCCTTTAATGCGTTCACCCTGATACTTACGCAAGCTCCTCAGTTGACTGGACTGATCGGCGACATCTTGCTGCAGAATGGGGACTTCCCAGGCGCGCTGCAGGCGTCCGAGAGGCTCAGGCGCATGGTGCCGCCGCAGGCACTGGGGGAGGGCCCCTCGCCGCAAGAGCAGATGATGCAGCAGCAGATTCAGAATCTCAGCCAGCTGCTTACTAAGACCATTGAGGAGCTCGCAGGGGAGCGGCTGAAGGTGAAGGGGCATGCGGCGCAGAAGGAGATCGACGCGTATGAGGCGTTCACCAAGAGGCTGAAGGTCATCACCGATGCTAGCATTGATGCGTATGCTCTGAAGGACGCCACGATCCAGCTGATACATGATATGAGCCAGGTGGACCTCGGCGATGTGGAGACGAGCTCGAAGGCTGAGCTAAGCCAGCCTACGACGCAAGTGCCGGATGAACAGTCACTGATAGGCGGGACCGGGCCGCAGCCGCCTGTGCCGGGCGCGATGGATAAGGGTGGTCAGTGGTTCCTACCGGACCCGACTCGCCTCGGTAGGGACCGCAACATTGGGACTGTGAATGGGGCAGCTGGTGGAGATATGAGTGGGGCCGCGCTGCCTAACCAGGCTGTGGGGCAAGCGATGAATGCGCCGAGGCAGGCGCCGGATGGTGAGTGGTACTCGAGGGCGCCGGGAGGCGGCTGGCAGCGGCATCCGAAGCGCAATGAGCGAACGCGCAAGAATCCGCGAGATAGGTGATGGCACAGCTCGACGATACAGAGTACGACCCGGATGCCAAGCCTATTCCTGTGGCTGGCAACCCGTTCGTTCCTGACCCCTTCAAGAGTGGCTATGACCCTACCGACCAGTCGGGCGCGTGGGGCGCTGCGCCTGGAGAGTTCCCGGGCAAGGTTCGGACCATGTTGGACCTGCTTGAGAGGGGCAGGTTGACTGACCCCACGGCGGGGCTTGGCACCAGGTTGGGCGAAGCTACTTTGCAGCACCTCTACAACACGGGGCAGAACCTATACCGTAATGTGATGGCTCCGGGCGACTATATGCAGGGTCTGATCAGCCCGGAGGAGGCGCAGGCGCGGGCCGTGGGATTGGCTGGCTCGCTTGTTGGGCCAGGTGTGGGGCGGGCTGTGACTGGTGAAGCTGGCGCGGGGATGTTCGGTGGGATACTCAGTAAGACCGCCGACATCCCAGCGTTTAAGGCCGCGTCCCAGATGGAGGCACAGGGCATTCATCCGAGGCAGATTTGGAATGATACTGGGTGGTATAGGAACGCGCAAGGGAACTGGAGGTATGAGATCCCTGATATGAGGGCGCAGCTGACTGGGAAGGATGTGCCCGTTATACCTGAGAAGAGTGTGCCTGGCGCGGGTGGGACCAGTGTTCCACTGGGCTCTGTGCTGGACCATCCGGACCTGTATAAGGCGTATCCCGCGTTTGCAGATATGCCGGTGGCGTCGGGCTTCTTTGAGAATCCGCGGAAGGAGGGAAGCTTCAAGCCGTACCTACAGCCTATGTGGGGGACACCTCCAGGCGCTATCCAGCTCAGCGCGGCGCGGTATGGGACTGATATGGGCAGCATGCTGCCGTTCCTCCTGCATGAGGGCCAGCACGGTATCCAGCATTATGAGCAGGGGATTCCTCCCGGCAAGGTTACCTCAGTGCCGAGCCAGTTCGATGAGCCATACTCTGGGATGAACCAGGAGGCACGTAGGTCGCCGCTCGGGCTGACTTGGCAGGACTGGCGCGACTATACGCAGTATAAGGATAGGCTGCAGCATGCAGGTTATGAGTCAGATCCTATCGAGGTTGAGGCGAGGAATGTGGAGAAGCGGCAGCTGTGGACGCCAGCCGAGCGTCAAGCTACACCGCCGTGGATGAGTCAGCCTGTGGGGACAGAGTTCCAGGCCATGCCTGCCTCCATCACAGAGAGCATGCTGCTGGGGCGCGCGCGAGGTCCCTACATCGGGCCGGATACCCCAGGCTTCACTACACAGGCTGGAATACTGAGGCGGAAGCATAGCCAGGCTGGGCATGGTGAGGGCGGTAAGATACCCATGGGGCGTGGTCTGGGGCCGATGGGACTGGAGCCGACGGAGGGCCCAGTCCCGGTGCACCACCACCCTTTCAGCCATGAGGAAGATGGATCGCTGCCTATCAACCACATCCTGGCGCAGCCGGAGGTGGCACAGGCTATAGCTAACCCACAGATTATCCGGAAGGAGCCTGTGCCCTATGGCGCGGGCGCCTCGAAGTCTAGCTATGCTACGCACATTGATCCCAAGATTCCGCAGTATGATCCTCGCTTTGTGGGCGCGGATGGGCAGCCTCTGCTGATAGATAAGTACCTCAACATACATGAGCAGGTTGAGAAGGCCGCGATGGAGCGGGGCGAGCGCTATGAGACGGCCCATGTCAATAAGGCTACGCCGGCCGAGCATGCAGCCATTAGGGCCGATGGTGGGGATCCAGCAGTGTATGAGCGCATCCTCAAGCCCTACCTGGCGCAGACTGAGAAGGAGAGCCTGAAGGGCGCAAGCCCGGACTTGTATCAGAAGCCCTACGGCCATAGCCACAGTAAAATCTTAGAGACGTATCATGGGGGCCAGGGCCAGGGCGGGAAGGTGTGGCACGCCTCGCCTCATAGCTTTAAGCGCTTCGACATGAGCAAGCTGGGCACGGGGACGGGCGCGCGGACCTATGGGGAGGGAATGTACACGGCGGAAGAGCCAGGGGTCGCGAAGGACTATCAGAGGCAGTTTACCTATGAAGCTGAGGGGATGCCGCATGAGATCCTAGATCCGGAGGGCCAGAAGTACGATTGGGAGGGGGAGCACTATGGTGGCCCGCCAGATCCAGGTGAGAGAGATGTTCAGTCTCCAGCATATATGGCGTTCCAGCACCTGGCTGAGGCTGGGAACTTTGATGAAGCGCGGAAGGCGCTAGACTTAAGCAGAGACTACTACCATGAGTACGGGTCTAAGGCAAACCTTAGGCAGGAGTCTGAGAGGGGGGCTCGGATGGCAAAGCACTACCGCGACGCTGCGGAGCACCTGGATCTGATCCAGGCGCAGGGCTATAGGGCGAAGGAGAAGCAGCGGGGAAAGATGTACGAGGTTGAGATTAATGCCAATCCTGAGCACTTCCTGCACTGGGACCACAAGCTCAGCGACCAGTCAGATCATGTGAAACTGGCGCTGCACCGTAGTGGCATAGCCCCGGAGGGTGATCCAGAATACGCCGATATGACTGGCGCAGACCTCTACAAGCACCTGGATAGGCATGAACGTGAGGATAGGAGCTATACCCCAGAGCTGCTGAAGAAGGCTGGTATCCCTGGCGCCAAGCACTATGACCAGTTCTCAAGGAACACCTACAAGAGGATACAGACTGCTGAGAAGGATGTGGGGTTTTGGAAGGATGATGTAAAGTTTCGCAAGGAGTATGGCAGAAGTCCTGACTTCAAATACCTAACTGGTAGGACTGCGGCGGAAAGTCTCCAGGAGGCAGAGGGGCGCCTAGCCAAGCTGAAGGAGCAGAAGCTGACGCACAACTATGTGGTGTTTGATCCGCACCTGATGCAGATACTGCGGCGCGATGAGCAGCCGATGGCGCTGCCCGCGGTGCAAGGAGGAGGGTCACGTTGGCTAGCTACTGTCACAAGATGATCAAGGAGACGGCGAAGGCCATGGCCAGCGAGGCGTATGAGTCCAGAGCTAGCCATGACAATCACTTTTATGTAGTCTGGCCGAGGCGCAATGAATTCGTCAGGAAGATGTGGCCGCACTTTGTTGAAACGGCTCGACACACCTTGGCCCAACTTTTGACCACCAACCTGGACACCACCTTGAAAGATCAAATCGCAGAGGCTTTGATAGAGGATAACGCGCTCAGGCGCGGCAGGCACTTTCAGATTAGACCTGAAGACGTAAGGCTACACTGACATGGCAGACGAAGAGACTCGCGCTCCGGACCAGAGCCAGGAGCAAACTCCGCCCGCACAGGAGCGCCAAGAGGCGACTCCCTCCCCATCTTCAGCAGCTGACCCTCCCGTCCAGGCAGAAGGTGGCGAGAAGCCTGCGGCTGAAGCGAGTGGCGAGGGGGCAGCGGAGGCCCCCAAGCCCGAAGCTACACCTGCGGAGCCGAGGCCGACTGAGACCCCCGCCTGGGTGATGCCGCGCATCAATAAGCAGGCGGCGCGGATTAAGGAGCTTGAGGATCAGCTGGCGAGGCAGCCGCCGCCTCAGCAGCCTGAGCAGACGGTTAAGACCGCGAGTGGTGAGACGCTGACAGCTAGCCAGCTGCAGGAGCGCATTAAGCAGGAAGCGGCGATGCTCAAGCTTAATGAGGATTTGACTCGATTGGTGGACGAGGGGAATAAGGCGTATCCGGACTTCCAGCAAAGCATCGCTATCCTGAGGGATGGAGTGGGGGCGATGAGTGTTCCGCTGCTGGAGGCAGTGCTGGAGACTGGGGAGGGGGACCGCATCATTCATGAGCTAGCAAGGGTGCCCGAGCGCGCTGCGCAGATTGCCGCGCTACCGCCAGGTAGGCAGGGTGTAGCCATAGCTAAGTTTGCGGCGGGCCTGGAGCAGCCGACAGAGGTTAGTAAGGCTCCTGCCCCGATTAAGGAAAAGGTTAGAGGTTCAGCTAAGGTGGCGATTAGCCTCGAAGATTCGAACCTCTCGATGGATGACTGGATGAAGCAACGTGAGGCGGACGTGCGGATCGCCCGCGCGAACGGGCGCATCCGGCAGTAATGCGGTCGCTGGGCGGACCTAACGCCCTGGTTGCCAGCTAATGAGGCCCGGAGATCGGCACCGGCCACACACTACAGACTGCCCAATTCTCTCTGTAGTGCAGGTGCATAGAAACACAACCGGAGACCTAGACCGTGGCAAATACGCTTCTCACAATCAACATGATTACGCGAGAAGCTGTCAGACTGTGGAAGAACACCAACCAGTTCATACAGCATATCGATATGCAGTATGATGACAGCTTCGCCAAGACCGGGGCCAAGATTGGCACCAGTCTGCGTATTAGGCTGCCCAACGACTACACTGTGCGCACCGGACCGGCTGCGCAGGTACAGGATACGGCCGAAGTTAGCACCACGCTGGTGCTCGCCACTCAGAAAGGTGTGGATGTCTCGTTCAGCACAACTGACAGAACCATGTCCTTGGATGACTACTCGCGTAGGGTCCTTGCGCCTATGGTCAACAACCTCGCTGGTGCCGTCGCAGCAGATGTCATGTCTGGCGTCGACTCAGGCTCGGCGGCTAACACAGGAGGCATCTGTAATTACACGGCCAATGTGGACGGTGCCAACAACATACTCAGCCCAACGAGCGGCACTTGGCTCACGGCTGGAGCCTACCTTGACAATAATTCGGCACCTAGGGAGCGTCGCATAATCATCATGGACCCTGTGACCCAGGCGCGCACGGTCCAATCCCTCAGCGGCCTCTTCAATCCTCAGGAGAAGATCTCCGAGCAGTACCGTAGCGGTATGATGGCTAAGAACTCGCTGGGGTTTGATTGGTTCTCAGACCAGACGGTCCTTAAGCATGTAACTGGGACGTTCAGCGCCGGCACTGTGGCAGGCGCGAGCCAGACCGGCCTGACTATCACCACGAACGCAATAACTGGTACGCTCCTCGTTGGCGACATTATCACCTTCGCGGGCAGCAATCAGGTCAACCGCATCACAAAGCAGTCAACTGGCATCCTGCGGCAGTTCGTGGTGACTGCGAATGCGGCCAATGGTGCGACCAGCATCTCGATCTATCCGGCGCTGATCCCCTCGTCCGGTGGCAATCAGGTGCAGTATCAGACGGTTGATAATAGCCCAGCTAATACGGCTACTATTAGCATGGTCACGAATGCTAGCGTGACGTACCGGAAGAACTTCGCGTTCGCGCCGGAGGCGGTCACGATGGCAACGGCCGACCTGGAGATCCCGCGCGGCGTGCATGAGGCGCATCGCGAGGCGTATGATGGAGTCAGTATGCGTATGATCACTGCGTACAACATTGCGACGGACCAGCTCATTACTCGTCTGGACGTTCTGTATGGATTCCTGTGGGTCCGGCCCGAGTGGGCATGTGTCGTGCCCGACTTTACACCATAAGTGAGGCCCTGAGTCATGGCCCATGGACCTGAGAGCGAAGGCGGCGCCGGTAGCGAGGACTATGATCGCCGCGCTACTGGCAAAGCTAAGTCGAAAGGGAAGTCCCCACAGGTTGATGGGGACAACCCCGATGTTGTGGATAACCACGATGTCTTTTATCTAGCCCCCGGAGAAGAACCTGTGACCCAATACTCAACTATGAAGTTTCCCCCGTATGAGTACCGGGAGTTTCCCAAATGGGTCAAACATCCCCGGGACTCGAAGGTGACTAAGCTGGTCAACAATCAGAGTGAAGAGCTGCAGTTCCTCGGCACTAGCCTGGAGGGTGAGCCGCCGGAGCCCAGCCCGCTGGAGAAGGAAAACCTCGACTTGGCGCAGCAGATCGCCAAGCTGCAGGAAGAGAATGCCAGACTGACGCGCGAGACGCAGAACCGCGCGATCCAACCAAACCCGAAGAAAGGAAACTGAAATGCCTGGTCAAGAGTTCCCGATGGATGGTGCCTGGCCGAAGCAGAAGCCGTATGAGTTTCAGGAGTGGCCGAAGGTAGTCCGCGCCAGCGACGGCAAGGACTATACCTTTGCCTCGCAGGCTGAGGCTGATGCGTTTGAGGAGAGCTTGCACCCGCAAAAGGGCAAAAGTAAAGCCGGCAAAGAGGCGGAAGGTAAAGAAGCTGGAGCCAGCAAGGCCAAAAGCTGGTAGGCAACCGGCGCGGAAGAGGCGGCGTGAGCCTAATCTCAGAGTAGGCGGGAAGAAGAATGGCAGACGTACAGAATAGCGCACTCGACATCATCAACCAGGCTCTGTTCGACGTGGGCGTTCTGGGTCTGGGACAGACCGCGGACCCAGCCGACGTAAATAACGCGTTCACGCGGCTGAACTGGATGTTGGCACAGTGGCAGCGCAAGCGCTGGCTCGTCTATCATCTGATCAACTCAACGGTTACGTCTACCGGGGCCATGAGCTACACCGTGGGCCCCGGTGGCGCCTTCAATCTGGCGGCGCGGCCCGACAAGCTCGAGGCCGCGTTCCTCACTCAGATTGCGCCGGGAGGGCCCGGCGCAGGCAACCTGAATATAGACTACCCATTGAAGCTCATCCACAGTCGTGAGCAGTACAATGACATCGCTCTTAAGGGACTTGTTAGCTTCCCCAGCTACATCTTTTATGACAATGCTTATCCTATGGGGAGTGTTTACCCTTATCCTATACCTAATCCTACGATCTATAGCGTGACGCTCAGTGTGAAGGAGATCCTGGGGCCATTCACTAACACCACCGCGCTGTACACCATTCCGCCTGAGTACTACGCGGCGATGCAGCACAACCTGGCCGTTAGGTTGTTTGAGAGCTATGGGGTTCAGGCACAGATGAAGCCGATAACCATGGCGCTAGCAAAGGAGGCGCTCAATGTCCTGAGGATGGGCAACGCCCAGGTGCCCAACCTTAGGATGCCTGACGACCTCATACGCCCGGGCATCTACAACCCATACAGCGATCAGATCCGGTAGCTATGAACCTGACTGTCCCATATCCATTCACTACGGGCTATCGCAGTGTGGATGGCTACAGCCTAGACCTAGCGACGAAGGATCCGCGCTGGGCGGCGAGCGATAACGTCGTGGCTGCGCCGGGAGGCGGGCAGACTAATGCCACGCAGCTCATCGCGCCGCGCAGCCGAGTCACTACGGTGGCTAGCTCGCTGGATAGTGTGATTATGCCGCTGGCGCGGCCGGGGATGATGTGGGGAGTCTACAACGCCGGCGCGCAGACGCTGCAGGTGTTCCCACAGCTGAATGAGATGTTCTTCAGGCAGCCGCCTAACGCGCCGATCGATGTGCCGGCTGGGGAAGTGGTGCGGGTGATGTGCTTCGACTGGCACGTGTGGGTGCCAGGCTACTTGTTGAGCCCGAGTCCGCCTCCGCCGCCGAACCCATGCGCAGTAGCTAATGTGTTGGACCTGCTGAGCGTTTCGCCGACCGGCGCATACTCCAGCCGGAAGCTGCACTCGACTTATGCGGGTGCGGCCATGCGTGTCTGGAGGGCCAGCGATACCCAGCAGCAGGATATCGGGTTCAACGCCAGTTGTGACTTAGACACCAATGCCCTGCTGACGTTCTGCGCTGGGACTAACTGCGTCATTGCGAAGTGGTATGACCAGAGCGGTAATGGTAACGACCTCATCGCTTTCGCCGGAGCTAATAATGGACCCATCGTAGTCACGGGCGGGGCGCTGGCGGCGACCATCGGTGGCAAGGTAGCTAATACGGCAGGCTCAGACTGGTTGCAGGTTAACACCGCGGCTATGACTGGCAATACTGAGGGCACAGTCTTTGCGGTCGCCAACGCTACGAGTGGCGGAGCGGGCTCATCGATAGCTAGCTGGTGGAGGGTTCCGGCCCTGTTTGGTGAAGCCTCGGCCAACTCCAATGGTCTAGCTGTCAACATCGGCTTTATGCAGGGTGGGACGCTCTACAACCAGCCCTCAGTGGTGTACACGCGGTACTCGGGCGCGTGGCTCAGCACCTTCACTGACTTCTATGCCACAGTTCACTATAGCTTTGGGCAGAATGCCATCTTTGCCTACAGGTATAAGAATGCGGACGCGCCGCCCTACAAGGGCTATGTGAATGGTGGGACACCTGGGACCAACGCCTTCACTGGAGGTGGGGATGCGCCCACGACTATGGAGCTGGGTTCGGGCGGGAACCAGGGTGGTACTTACCAGTTTGTGGGGATGATCGGCGAGCTCTTGACATTTGCAACAGAGCTGAGCTTGACGGATGCCAATACGCTGGGCGGCAACCAGGCCACGTATTGGAGCTTGAGCTGGACGACGATCACGCTATGAAGAACTTCGAACCGGCGCCCTTTATCACAGGCTATAGGGAGATGACGGGCGAGTCTGTTAATCAGCTGCTGGCGAACCCGCAGTACGCTACCACGGACGCTATCACGGCCACGCCTGGGGGAGGGCAGGGGAACAGCTTCCAGCTGCGGCACCTGCACAACAAGGTCGACGTGGTGGCTAGCCCGAATGATAGCGTACTGCTCATGGAGGCTGTGCCCGGGCGCGAGGTTACCGTAACCAACCAGGGCGCTAATACTCTGGGTGTTTGGCCCACACGACAGCCCCCGACAATGGCGGGGGACCAGATCAATGGTGCTGGGCCGAATGTTATGGCTACTATCGCGCCAGGCAAGTTTGCTGTTCTGACGTGCTACACGTTTGGCTCCTGGTGGGGGCCGGTCAACCTAGGTTAACAACAGAGGAGACTAAGATGGCTGCAGCACTTTATCCTACCCCCTTCGTGCAAGGCTTCAGGGAGCACACGGGCGATGCACTCAACAGTAACTTTGCGGACCCGCAAGAGAGCTCGCAAGATGCTATTACAGCCGGCCTGAGTGCGGGCGGGCAGGCTGGAGCCTATCCACTGACTGCTAAACTTAACCGCGTCAGCTCAGCCAATTCGACTGATGGCGTTAGGCTTCCAGCCTCAAAGCCAGGGTTGGTACGATTCATCTGGAACAACTCGGGTAATAGCATTAGGGTGTTTCCAGCTACGGGCGACGCCATTAATGGTGGCTCGCCGAACGCGTCAGTCAACGTGGCGAACAATAACCTGAGCATACTGATCTGCACCGCGTTTGGCAACTGGTATGGCGCGTTGGCCCTAGCCTGATGTTGCTGCCGCTCACAGATGGGTTCTACACGGCGCGCAGCATTGTCGCGTCAGCGCAGCGCTGCGTCAACCTGTATGGGGAGAAGAATCCTAAGAGCTCGCCGTTCCCCTTCACCTGGTATACAAGGCCGGGGCTCACGGCGCTGAACGCAGGCAGTCCGTTCGGTGCAGGAAGGGGACTGTATACAGCGAGTAATGGCACGCTGTATGCTATGGTGGGAGCAGGACTCTACAGGGTGGATAGCAACTGGAACTTCACAGGGGTGGGGACAGTCAATGTGACTGGGAGCGCGCTGACTACCCCAGTCAGTATGTCGGATAATGCCACTACCTTAGTGCTGGTTGATGGAACTACTGTGGGGTATACAGCGGATCTCAGCACTAATGCGTTTGCCACGATCACCGATCCGGCCTGGGTCGGCGCGGACTTTACAGACTACATAGATACGTTCCTGATCTTCAACCAGCCCAGTAGTGTGTTCTTCTACAGCACGTTAAGTAACTCGCTGACGTTTGACCCGCTGTACTTTGCGGGCAAAGCGGGTTGGCCTGACAATCTAGTCAACCTGCAGGTGGTCCATAGGGAAATCTGGCTGCATGGGCAGAAGACGACTGAGGTCTGGGGCGATGTGGGTGCGGCTCAGTTCCCATTCGCGCCCCTAGGTGGTGTGTTTATTCAGCGCGGCTGTGTAGCTAAGTACTCGTGTAGGAACTATGACCTATTCACTTTCTGGTTGGGGCAGGATAAGGCGGGTCAAGGGCTGGTGTTCATGGGGCGGGCCTACAACGCCTATGAGATTAGCACTCCGGCGCTGACCAATGAGTTCAGTAAGTACTCGACAATCAGTGATGCGGTGGGGATGATCTACCAGCAGGGCGCGCATGCCTTCTATGTGCTGACATTTCCCAGCGCGGATAAGACCTGGGCCTATGACCTCAGTACTGGGCTGTGGAGTGAGTGGCTGAGCATTGACTCGAATGGGTTTGAGCATAGGCATAGGGCTGGCGCGATGGCGTTTGCGTATGGGGTGAATGTCGCGCAGGACTGGCAGAACGGCCGGCTCTACAACATGGACCTGAACAACTTCACGGACAATGGGCAGTCCATTGTCTATCGGAGGGGGTTCCCCCACATGGTTCACCTGGGTAAGCGCGTCGCGTATGAGAAGTTCGTAGCTGATATGCAGACGGGCACGGCTGCGGCTGGCGTGACCCCGAGCGTCAGTCTGCGTTGGAGCAATGATAGAGGACTGACGTTTGGTAATCCAGTTATGCAGACCCTCGGCCAGACTGGCGAGTCGCTACTCCAGCCGGCTTGGCGCCGCCTTGGTATTGGGCGGGATAGGGTGTTTGAGCTGTTTTGGAGTGGCCAGGCGTTCACGGCGCTCAATGGCGCGTTCGTGGATGCGACTCCGTTGGTGTCCTGATGGCCCAGAGGCAGATCGCTCCGCAGGTGTTTCCCTCGGCACAACAGCCGGTGCTGGAGCAGAACGCAGATATTTTCACAATGCCCTGGCGCCAGTTCCTGGAGACGCTGTGGAGGCGAGTTGGGAGTGGCGGCTATGCGGCGATCACGAGTCCAACTGTCGGGGCCAGTCCCTGGACTTATACTGCGACTGTACCAGGCACTCTCTACGTAAGCGGAGGAACAGTTAGCAATGTCAGTATCGTTAGACTTGGAACGGCAGTCAGCATCGAGCACTTTGCCGTCCTACTTTCGCAAGGGGACGAAGTCGTCGTTACCTACAGTGCGGCCCCAGCCGTTAGCTTCGTGCCACTTTGAGGAGATGGCTGCGTGGGACCTGTTCTTTGCACAGGCCGCGCCCCTGATGCAGCAACACTACGAGGAGCTGAGCCTGGAGGATAGGCTGATCTGGGAGCCGGATCATGAGCTGTATAGGACGCTGGGGGCTGCGGGCCGGTTGCAGATCGTGGTGGCGCGCGATGGGCTGGCGCTGGTTGGCTACCACATATTCCTTTTGCATAGGCATCCTCACTATAGGCTGGTTAGCGCGCATGAGGATACAGTCTATCTGCATCCGGGGTTTCGGCGGGGGTGGACGGGCTACAAGCTGATTCGGAGCT